ACTCGCCAAAAATACGACCGCCCTCCTCTAAGTCAGTCAATAAATCTTCCCTGATTACTTTTAAATTCGCCCCTTGCGATACCCTTAATGCAATATATTCTTTGATAGTCAATGCCGTCCTGTTGATCTTAGCCGTGAGGATAATATCGAGCGTATCAAGCTCTTTCTCTATCCCGGCTTGGACAGTATTGGAATATTCGACTTGCCTTGCGTTATAATCGGACTGACTATCTTTTGTTAGATTTACTGCCACTTGTATATTCCTTTATCTTGTCTTTAGTGTATCTTATGGCTGAATCGTATGCGTCTTTAGATATACCGAAGAAACGATATTGCTTTAGTCTTCCGTCTGCCATTATTCCGTCTTGCAAATATTTTCCTATCTTCGCCCGGTTATTTTCAATCTTGATTATTACTTTGCTCTTGCCGGATAATCTATAAAAGAACGAGCGTCTTAGTGTCCCGGTATCAATCAATGGCCTGCTGTCGCCTTTACGTTTTATTGTCTGCGGTTCATTATGCGGTAATGCCCCGCCGTTTATTGCCATTCCGTTGTCAATGCCCGCTATAATGTCCGGGATAATAATATTCTTGGCTATATGCTCTAAATCATCTTGCAGTCTTAACTCAGGAAAATTTATCCTATTTATTATCTTTGCCTGTATCATTTAGCTTTGGATTGTTAGAGTTATCTATCTTCAACGTCTTGTCTTGTTCGATTTTCTTATTTATCAACTGCCCGAAACTTATCCCTAAGTCGATTGCTTCCGTGATATATTTATCTATAAAAATCTGCCGAATATTATCAGCAACCTGAACAAGAGCAAGTTCGGGATTCTCAATAACTTCATCAATCGCCATCTTATTCGTCTGCTCGTCGATAATTTCATTGAGTTTATTGGTTATCCCCTCAATCTTATCAATATGCGAGTTGATGATCCTATCCATTTAAGCCCTGCCTATCCTTATCTCGCCTGTTGATTTCTGTTGTTCGTCTTCGCTTATATTTCCGCTTTCGTCCTCGTCATATTCGAGTTTCATATTATTAAAGAACTTATCAAACTTCTCTTGATATAATTTAGAGAGCCTGTCCCATTTGTCGCCTTCCTCGTCCATCAAGTCGAGGCAAATAGTATGCAAGGTTAAATAAATCAATGGCGTGGCTATCTGCGTGCTTTCTAAGATAAGCTCATTGCGTTTGCCCTTGTTATAAATCATTGTGCAAAGACTATCGAAAGCCGCTTGAATCTTCTTAGTGAATGACCTGACTACAACATAAACGCTTGTGGTATCGGGAGTAGTCCCCCAATTTGGCGTAATTGTGAATACTCCTGTTGATTGAGTAAACCCGGTTATATCCCTTTTTTGCCCTATTCCTGTTCCGGCAACAATTTCAATCGTTCCGCCTTTCCAATAATTATCTTCTTCTCTGCGCTTGGTATCGGTTAAACTTCCGGCCGCGCCGGCTGTTGCCAAAGCGCTTGCCTGATAATTAGCTTTCCTTAAGCTCTCAAGCTCGTTATATAAATCATCATCAGTTATAGGAATTGATAAAATAGATAAGACAACATCGAATAATTGCTTTTGATAATAAGTAACGGCGCTTACTACATATTCCCATTCAGCTATATAATTAAGGTCATTATTTGCGGTATGCGTTGCGGTAAGCGCATAAGTCATTTCTCCGCTTGAAGAATCAACTGTTGCGTCTGCCTGCGCTTGCAATATAGAACCATCTGATTTCTTAAGCGTAATTTTAGCCGATGTCGGTATCTGCGGACGGTTATTGTCATAGACGGTAAGTCTTATGGTGTCAGTCTTGCCCTCAAGAAATTGTTGCTTCATTTTTGCCTCACTATTGTTTTATATAGTTAATCCTGATATTCTCGTCGCTATCAGGAGCGTTAACGAAAGTAAAAGTCTGTAAAGTTGTTTCCGTCCAGTCGGTATCTTTTATCTGCTGAATACCGTCTAAATATATTTCTAACAATCCCGATACATAACTTTCACTATCGGGAAGTGTGAATACTTTTAATACTCCGTTTGGAGTTTCCACTACTGACTTGTTAATTCTGAATCTTGTAAAATCCATATTTGAACCTATCTTTGCGTTGTTTACTTTAACTTGCTTATTCGACTTGATTATTTTATTATTAGATAAAAACGGAGCTGCTACCCTTAAAGCAGCAGCTCTTGCAATACTTCTATATCCGTTTGTTTTTGATATTGTCCTCATTTCCCGAAGTTTAAACGCTTGATTGTCCGAGTTAAGATATTGCCTTGCCCCTCTTTGCAATACTTAGGACAATTCATACATAGCTGGCTTAAAGGATCATAAACATGCTCTACGGCCCAAGCCGCCGATACTCTAGGTTGCAAAACAATACCCTTATCTCGCAAGTGATAGAGCTTTTTCCAGTCAACCTGTTTACGCCCCCATCTATCCCGGACAATGCGCTCTTTTCTGATCCTTATTTTCTTGCCAAGGACTTCGACAAAGTTCTTGCAATTCTTCAAGAGAGCGACCGGCTCTCTTTTATAAACGTCAACAGTAGGAGGAACAAGCCAGTGCCCCGGGCACAATATCATTCGCTTATAATATGGGGCGCTTATCTTAGGCTCTGCTGTAACAATCGGCATTATTTACCTACCTCGTTCGGTTTTAATATATGGTTTATCTGCGCCGCTGAAACACCGGCTAACTTGGCTATTTCTGCCGTCAACTTTTCCATCTGCCCGGATTTCCTTGATTCATTCTTAATAGCGCGTCTTTTCTGCTCTTTTGCAATCATATCTTTATATTCAGCGGTTTCCTTGTAGGCCTCTAATTGTGCCTTTGTCGGCCTATCTGCTGAAAGAATGATCCCTATCTCGGCGAATCTCTGTAAAGTCTGAATTGCATTATCTGGGTGCATTGGGCCAATACGCTTGCCCCATTTCGTCCAAAGAGATATATTCTTATGATCGTGTCTTTCAACTACATTGATGGTGTCAGGACTACCCTTGCCTTTCTGTTTTATCTTCTTTATCTCTGACATTATTCCATCGAGAGCATTGACCATTACTGGCTTTTTCTCTGCTTCCAACCGAGCGATCTTCGCTCTTAAATTTTTTATTTCCTGTTCTTGTGTCTGAGTTTTTACTTCGTCCGTCTTTGCCATTTTGAATCTCCTTTTTTCCTGTGTTGCATTGGGCGGGGGTTTGTTGCCCCCGCCCAATACAGTAATCCTCTTAAGCTAAGAGTTAGCTAAAGCTGGGGAATTGCATTTCATTACCGTGAAGATTGCGTAAGATAGCTTCTCCCCTTATTTCGTTACCTACGATCTTGTCCGCTACTTCAACCGAATCTCTCTCGATCTCGATTTGAAGATCTCTCTTGCGAACATTTTTAATAGCACCACGAGAGAAAGCCGCACCTGAACCGTTAGCGGTATCGAGGGAGATGTTTGCGTCCGCCCAAAGATTGAAGCCCATTACCATACCTGCATATCCATAACGAGCAAAATCTTCGCCAACTGTGCCTAATCCCTGAGATTGAATAGCGTCGCTAGAATTGTCGAATAAGACAATCAAACCATAGCTATTCCAAATCTGCTGAGGATGAAGGACTAAATGATACGGCAACGGCGCAAAATACTCTCTTAATGAACCATAAGCGTCGTATAAATCAGCCGGGGCCATATTGGCGGTAGTTGAAGAACCCTGATTAGTGCTGAAAGAGGTAAATAAAGTTACTAAATCGAGGTCTTTACGGACTACTAAAGACTGCCCGATCAACTGCCCTGCCACTGCGGCCATATCGTCAACAGAACCTAAGTTGGCAATATCTTTGAGGCAAACATAAGAACCATGAACACCAACGGTTGCCGCGCTTGGAGAAGTTTCCAAGTTAGTGGTTGAATCTAACGCCTGAGCGTCTAAAGAGTCGTCTGTCTCAGCAGTCAACTTCTTAATGAAAGGCGTCTGGTGGATAATACCTGCTCCTGTGAAATCAACATCTGTTACTAAGGGCGCAACAACATTGCCCTCGTCTAATTCCAACAAAGCCGAAGCGACTATTGTCGGAATGCACTCCGTCAACGTAGTAGTAGTTGTGGAAGAACCCATTTTTTAACTCCTTTTTATGCTAAAGCCTGCGATTGCCGACCAAAGCACTAATTTTTGTTTTTAATTCTTTTGCTCTTTTGTGATCACCCTTATTTATAGCCTGCAACATTTCAGCATTGAGAGAGTTAAGGTCTTCTCCTCCACTGTTGCCGCCACCTGCCCCGCCGCCTGCGGGAGGTGTTCCGCCGCCATCTTTCTTGGTTACTCTAACTAAATGAGGGCGTTGTGTTAAAAATTTGCTAATACCCTCCTCAACGGAGTCAAGGACTTCAAGGCCATTTTTATCTCTGCCCTTAATAAATACCTTTCCGTCCTCTTTGATAACCGCCTGACTCTTGATCAGAGCCATTGTTTCCTCAGCATAGGCGTTCTGCTTTACTATCTCGGACATCAGAACAGAACCAATTTTCATATCTGTGATCTCTGAATCTTTCTTGGATATTATTCCCTGATATTCACGCTCTTTATTCAACCAACTATCTTTTAACTTGTCGTATTCTTTTCTCTGCTCTAATTCTTTTTGAGTAAGAGCTTCTTTTTCTTTTTCGTGATCTGCACGGAATTTCTTTAATTCGTCATAATCAGAATATTTTGATTTCTCTCTTGCCAATCTGTCCTGAACGATTGCGTTGACTTGCTCCTCGGAAAACTGCTTGCCTGCTCCCTCTGCGCCTTTACCTTTATCCTCTGCTCCTGCCTCGCCCCTATTATTCAATAAAAGCAATAGACCAAGGTTATTTACTATCCCCATTAACGCTATCTTCCACATTAAACTACCCTCCTTATACCGCCGAGTTGGCGTTAAATTGATTTGTTTGAAAACGGAAATCTATCCATTAGACCCCCGCTCGTTCCTTTTGCTGTCTTTTCTTCTTGAATTATCATCCCATCAACCATCTTCTTTAAATCTTTCTCCGGCATGCGCGGGAATTTCTTCCTGATAAGTGCTTCTTTCTCGACCTTATTGAACTCTGTGCCAAGTTGCAATCTGATCATCTTCTCGGCTTCGTTTAAGTCGTCATTTAACGACTGAATAGAAAACTCGTTAGGATATATTATCGAGCCGTCAAATTCTTTATCTTCCCATTTTGCGAAAGTCTGCCAAAGTTTAGTCTCTCCATCCTCAAGGCTTCCGGCTTTTTTAGAAAGAGCCGAGTTAGTTTGATTAAAATCCCAAGCCTTTGATACGCCTGATTGCATTTCTGCGGATTGACCCTCTGCCGGCCTGACTGAGCCGCCCTCTAATTTGGCTATTTGGAATATCTTGGATATTTGCCTGTCAATATGCTGAAAGTAAGTGCTGGCATTAGCGGAGTCGGGAGATATATATTGCGGAACGTTCCTGTCAGTCGGGTATAATAATCCTTTTGACGTTCCTACGGATAACTCGTCATATTCGCTTGATGTCCCCTGAATAGCTAAAAATGCGAAAGTCTGATCTCTCAATATCTGCTTTAACTCTGAGGATGAGTTGTAAATATCACGGGCAATAAAAGCTATGTCCGCTATGCTTGATATACCAAGGAAGTTTCTAATCTTTTTCGATTGCTTATCGAATATGCAGTTGATCGGGACTATTCCAAGATTATGCTTGCCTTGTCCGATAAGTTTATAATCCTTGTCGTATCTGAACCATTCTGTCGTTGTCCAAAGCCTGTAAGTTATTGAGTTAATACTCTCCTTGTCAAAATTAAACGGGTCTTGGTTATTATCCGAACATTCTCTAAGCAATACCCAATAAGGCCTGCCGAAGTCATCTAAGGCCCAGTTGATTACATTCTGCGGAGCGTGAAAAGTAAAATAAGGCAAGAGGTTATTATTTAATAAATCCGCACGAGATTTTACTTCCCCGTCAAATACTGGCATATCGCTGATAACAAATATATGTCCATATATCTGCGCTAAGTCGGCCATCTCTTTGCGGAACTCTTGGATTGAGCTTCCTTTGTTATCAATATTTTCTTTCCGGGCTTCGACATCCGCTTCTATACTCCCAAAATCTTCGGTTATCGGCTGCTTGAACAAGTGATCGGTATATATATCAATGATCGGGGCGCAAAAGTTGTAATAATAAGACATACGCAATCTATCGAGATAATCTTCCTTGCGTTCTTTCGGGTGCATAAATAGATTGCCTGAAAATGACGATTGCACTTCTCTGCTCCCGGCGAATATCTTGAACGCCCAAGCCTTAAGGCCACCGGGACTATTAGGCGCGGACGCTTTGCAATAATCAGGGCCGCCCTCGTAACTATCTAAAAAGAAATCCCAATATTTGTTGTAAGTCTTATGGATAATATGCGGAGATTCAACTAAGTCTTTGATTGAACTCATATTTTTAATCCTGTTATTAAGCCTTTGTTAAGAGAGAACTCGCTCTCAATAAAATATCCCGCCGCATCTGAACTGTGCGTAAGTTGAAGATTGGATTTATCTATTTGAGTAGTTCCCTCTTTGTATGGAACTTGCTCTAAATCCCTGATTAAGTTCTTGCATTTATTGGGATTGATATATACTCTGCGAATACCTTTGGAGTTGCATATCATCCCATTGACAGCGTTAATCCTATCCCGCTCTGATGGATTAGAAGTCGGGACGTGCGTCCTTATCCCGTAGGCCGATAATTCATTCTCGATTATCTTCCAGTTGGTTATATTGCTGTCGGCGTGCCTTGCCCGGCCCGTTGCGTCGCCGTATAACTCAATCCCTGATCTATGATTAGGAAATCTCGTCTTGAACTCTTGGCAACAATCAATCGTGTTAGAATTTTTGATATATAACTCGTCAATGAAATATATCTCTTTGAGCTTGGTTTCCGGGTTAATCCCTACTTGGGCTATCATCCAAGCCATAGGATCTACGTTAAAATCGCAGCATAAACATATCGGCTTATTTGCGTCATATTGCGCTAACTTAAAGGCTAAGTCTCCGGCATTAAAATGCCGGTTAAACGTATAATAGACAGCGCCTTGAAATATGACGAACTCGCCTAATAATTCCTGTTGCATATATTTCTCGTCGTATTTAGCGGCTAACTCGTCAATGGCGAGCTTATCTAAATAATTATTCTCGTAAGTGGTAAAGCGTATCGTGCCGTAATCTTTATTCTTATTAGCGATAAAAATATCGTGTATATCGTCAAAGCTATTCGGACTTGTAGTAACTATCCCTTTGCCACCCGTTGAAAGAACACGACCAAGAAGAACATCCCAAAGCATTGCGAAATCTTTACACTCCCTTGCCTCATCTATCCAAAAGCCGGAGAATGTTTCGTTTCTTATTCTGTCTGCGTGTTCGGCTGTATGACCGTGAACCTGCCGGCCATTCTTAAGCGTGATAATAAAATCTGAATCGTTGATACCTCTTGGCATAATCAATGGCGCGGCCGCTCTCTTAAACTCAACCCAAGTCGTTCTCTTAAGCATTGAATATGTCGGAGCGATAATTCCAAATACTCCGTCTTTCTTGCTATTCCAAGCCTGCTTCAATGCTTCCCTTGCACCGCTAAAAGTTTTGCCTCCCCGGATTCCGCAGATCATAGCTACAAAGCGATAAAGCTCATCAATAGCATAATGAAACGATTGCTGTCCGATATGAGGGTTATATTTCTTGAGATGTATCATTGATTATTTATGAATTTTTTAAGTCTATTGACTGTTTCGCCTTGATCCTTAGGAATAATCTCTATCTCATCCGCAAGAAGTTCAGCGTCTCTTTTATCTATCTCGATAATCTCTTTGACCTTTCCGTCAATACGATCTAAGATAACTTTTATTGCGTCATTCTCGCCCTGACAAGCATTAAGCAATAACCTCCAGAGAACAGCATCTTTTACTTTGCCTTTTATCTTCTTTTGTGTGCTTGGGTCTTCATAGGTTATATGCTTGTTCAAGAATTTCTTAAGCAATGGCGTAAGATATGGCCCTTTATTCCCTTTATTTGGAGCATACGGCCTATTTATCGGAAATCTTGTCTCTATTGGCGGTAATTGTCTTGGCATCTGCCTAAATGTTGCCTAAAAGTTATATTGGCAGGGGTTTTGAGTTTTACGACCGCCCTAAGCCCCGAAACGGTCTAAAATAGGGTATTTATATACCCCTCAATTACTGGTGGCACTTGTCAAGTGCTAACCATCAAGATCATCATCTTTTATGTATTTTTCGCCATCCTTATCTCTGCCTAAAGATGAAAAAGGTATCTCTCTGAATTTAGACTTGCCGGGTTTGCGCTCATTCTTCGGCATTTCCGGCCTTATCCAATCCGCGCTATGAATACCTTGGCTTGATAGCATTTGTTCCACCTCTTTGCAAGGCTTACCAGTCTTTAAGCAAACCTTATCTTTACACTCTTGGCATATCGTTTTCATCTCTCTCCTTTCAAATAAAAAAGGCGTAACCTAATTAGATAACGAATGTTACCTAAAAAGATTACGCCTATATAACCGGGCCTTATGGCCTGTTAGATCGGGCTATTCTTGAATCAAATCTATTTTGTCTATTTTTATGTTCTTAATGCTGATAATCTTACCGTCTTTTATTTCGTCTATCTCATAAGACACCCCCTTGTAGTTGCCTAGCTTCGCCAATACTTCCAAGATCTCATATCTTTTCAGCTTGGAGTCTTCGGACATTTACCACTCCTATTTTTTTGCAGTAATATATCTGAGCATATATCCGATTACCACTCCACTTATTCCCCAAAACCAACACCCAAACTCTAATAACTTATGATACAGAATCTCCACTGTCGGCCTCCTTTGGCTTGTATTCCGAGAATTTGACACACTCTTTACACTTATCGCCTCTGTTCTTACAATTCTTGAGGCAATACCCTAATGGATAATTCCCTCTTGTCTTATAGCTCATTATTTCACCCTCCACCAATCTTTAAACGAATTAAAACATTTTTTACATATTGCGTTCGGAATTTGCACTCTATAATAATATGGTTCTTCTTTTAATATTATTGGAATTTCTATAAAAGCACATGATAGCCATCTCTTATATTTAGATTTACATCTCAAACAAGAACACATTTTATAACCCATTATCTCCTCACAAGTGCCAAACAATGTTGGCCGCGCCTTATTTCGTGGCGGGTTATCTTAAACCATTCCTTAGTCAATGCTTCTAAATCCTGATAATCATATCCCCTGCAAATCGTTTTTATCTTTTGCTTGAAGTTTTTACCAGTCCAATCCTTTGTCGGACAAGTAAGCAATAACATTCCCCCTTGTCTTAGTATTTCGGATATTTTCTTGATCATCTTATAATCGCCTTGCGGATCTATCTTATCCCCATACTCCCCCGCTCCAACGTGTTCAATCACTGAAATGCAAGTGGCAATATCAAATTGCATTGTATCAGCTGGGAAATCGCCTATATCACACTTAACAAACGCTATATCTTGCCTTATGCGCTCTTGGTAGGGTCTTTGATCCGTTCCAGTAACAATATAGCCCCTTGCGTATAATTCATAGATAAATAGGCTATGACTTGCCCCGACATCTATTGCCCGGACTTTAAACTTTCTCCCGGTAGGCGCAAGATAAGGCAATATAAAATCATATTCAACTGACCGGGAATGATACTTGGAAAAGTGATAAAATAGGTTAAGCAACCTAAACCTGAACGCCCCGAAATATCCAAAGCGCCGGATATAATTGCATAAATGTTCTTGCCAAAGCATTAAAGTCCTCCTCTCGCCATGTCTTGAATAAATTTTTTCCGACTTTCTGGAGAGTTGACAAAGTCATACCAAAACTGCTTACGTTTCCAACGCGGTATTCGCATACGCTCAAAGCCACTGTCAATGCTATCTATCATTGAGGCTAAGAGCTTATAACGCTTTATGGCCTTACGCATACGGAAATATCTTTTAATGCGATAGATCATTTAAAACCTCCTTTGTTTTACAAACTTTTGTCTTAATCCCTCATTCGCCCTTTGGCGCAAGTCATTTATAAAACTGAGCATATCCTTTCTGTCTGCTAAGATTAAAAACCTCTCGCTTGTTTCCAAGAACTTAAGCGTCCCGCTCATATCGCCAAGTTCATAAGTAGCGCAGGCCAAGCCAAACCAAAGCTGACAATCTTCCGGCAAATATTTAAGGCCATAAGTTGCCTCGGCCCAAGCCATAACCGGGTTATTGTTATGTAGCATGTGCTCATAACGGAAATACCAAAGCCGAGGATTGTCCGGAAATACTTGGCTATCTAAGATTTTTAACTCGGCATCATTTGTCTTATAATGTTGCATAACCTTGATTAACCTATCCAAATAGAATAAGAATAAAGCGGAGCATACGCCTATTAAAACAACAAGGGGCAATTTACCAAGCAAACCGACAAGCGCAACCTGAAATCCTATCAATGGCAAATAAACATATCTTGGGGCCGTCCATTGTTGAACCGTGATAAAGTTTAAAAACGGTATCAGCGACACTACAAATATCATTATCCCCATCCCGATAAAATTGCTTTTATTGAACCACCACACAATAGCCATAACGACTATCGCAAATATCCCTCCCCAAAAGTGGCGATTGAACGAATACCAATAATTGTTGTCTTTTTTGGAGGCGCCAACTGTCGCAAGGAATGAGTTATAAAATCCGTTCTTCATAGGCAATAAGCAAGATAAAGCGTAAAATCCAAAAGTCTTAACCACAAGTATTAGCGCTTCCGGCCTGAATTTATTAGCTGTAAAATCTTCGGGAAGCGGTGTTGTCCACGTGCCGCCCTTTGTCTTATTGACTATGTTCTGCTTAATATACTTATGGCTAACCATTATCAAGACCGGGGTTAATAGCGCTATATACCAAAACTTAGTGAATAAGAACACAAGCGGAGTTAAAAACAATGATCCGATCGCCCAATGGCCAAGATAATATAGCGGAGTTGCTAAGGGCCCGAAAGCCAATACCCCTAGGAATATGAGAGCATTTATCCCATACGTCCGGCCGGAGAACCAACAAGAAACTTGGATTGTATTCGGGTGAACCGAGAACAGAAGCGCGACTATAAGCGATGTTTGATTTTGCCCGAAAGCGTAATATATATATTCGGCAATAACCAAATGCAATAATATTGAGAATATCTTAACTCGCTTTGCGTTAAACGTAGTAAGTTTAAAATGCGTTGCGTCATCAACAACAAAGTTAAACCAAATCGATGGGATGTAAACCAAGTTTACTAATAAAATAGCTAAATACCCCATCACCCTAACACCTCCTTCATATCTTTGAGAGCTTGTTGAAATCCAAATAATCTACCTTTCTCAAATTCATCTTGTCCATTAACTATAAAATTACCCTTCGGCATCTCCTTCATAATCAATGCTTTTATTTTTGGAATAATATCTTTCTGCATATATAATGGTAATATTTCCCTCAACCCCATATCAAAGTTTGTCA